CTTTTTACCAAAATTAGCAGGTGTTCTTGACTTGATATCCAAATGATCCTGTACAGCAGCAAGCATCCCTTCAGTTACTCTTGCGATAATAGGGGTCTTTACCTGTACAATCATTTTACCTGTTTCAATTGTCTTACCTTCAGGCTCAACACCTGCTACTACTGCCTGCAATATAGGATTACCCATTGCAGCATTTGACATTGTATCTGTGCCTACCAAAGGTCTCCACTGGAATACACCAGATAAAATAGAGTCTTTCTGTATAGTCTCGTGCACAGTTCCGTTGAATTTTTCAATGGACAGTGCCATGTTATCACCAGAACCACCTACGTCAAGGTTTTCCTGGAGGGGATAATTTAAATATGAACTAATATCTTGAAGTGCCATTATTTTTCCTTTTAATTAATCTAAACCTCAACAATTACTCCGTTTTGTCTTTTAAAGTATTGTCCAGGTAATTTAGTCTGTTGTTCTTTTCTAAGAGTAGACAGCCGTCTTTGGTCCATTTGTCTTGCATAATCTGGGTCAGTTTTGTATTTTTCAGTTGACATGATTTTAATGAACTCTACTTTAGACAATGGCTGAATACTATTAGTGCTTGTATTTGTATCACCATTCATGAGATTACCTTTTCCCTTTATTGTATTGTAATTATTTACTGCTGCCTGCATAGCAATATTAACTTGTTCTTTGCTACCAGATGCCAGGAGATCATTAATAGCTTGTAATTCTTCAGGTTTCATATTATCCTTCAGAACACTTGCCATGGTTTTGAATTTGTCTTCTCCACCAACTTGATTATAAATATAATCATTCATCTCCGTGACTTTCTTTTCTTCTTCAGCAGCTTTTATCTGCGCTTCTTGCATAGCAGCCTTGGCTTCTGCTTGCAGTCTTGCCAGATGTGTATCAATAACATCAGGGTCGATTTTCTCTTTTAGTTTTGTTACAATCTCAGGTGTGATACTGCCAGCTTCTTCAATCTCTTTTACAAGTGTTTGTACATCGAAACCTGCATCCTCTAAAGTTTTCTCTAAAACTGTATTAGGATCAGGCTGTTCTTGATCTTGTGTTGTTTCTGCCGGCTGCTCTTGTTCTATTTTTTCAAGTTCTATATCAGGCAAATCTTGTTTATCTACTGTTTCCTCATCAGAACTTGTAATACTTGCTTTCTCTGACATTGTTCCCCCGTTTGTTTACATACCTTCCTGTAACTGCTCAGGTGATGCTTTTTTCATCATTTCTTCAGATGCCATCATTCCTTGTTGTGCTTGTATCTGTGCCTGCTGTTCTGCTACCATCTCTTTTGCAGTCTTGACAATATCATTTACCTCTACGTCTCTTCCATTAGCTAATAGCTTAACAGTGTCTATGTATTTAAATACAGATACTACTTGTTCCGGTACGTTATTAAGAACAGTTAAATCTTCAAATAATTGAATAATTTTTTCATTCTCACTGACCCTGCCCATAGCATCTAAGCCTGATACTATTACAAGATCAATACCAGAATTTTTAAGAGTGATATCAAATTCATCAAGTAACAAAGTAGCTAAAGGCTTCTGTAAATTCAAAGCCAGTTGAGAGAATACACCTGCATGTGCTTGTTCTAATTCTTGTGCCCTAAGCCTGTTCTCATAAGCAGTTGTTCTTTCGCTGTCTCTTATTTGTGTAGAGATACTCAAGAAAGCCTTTCCTATTTTTCTTTCATATCTATCAATCATCTCTTGTACAAATCTAAGATCAGCCTTGCCTTCTCCACCTATCTCGCCTATACTATCAGGATCACCTAAATGATAAGAACCAGTAGGGCTATTATTTAATTCTGCTACGTCAAACATACTTGACGGATGAACACCATATTTGATATCACATACAGCAGCAGCACCTGTTACTAATGCCTCTGATAATACATTAAGACTCCACAGATTACCATAATGCTCTTCTACTAATCCTCTTCCATATTTCTCTTTTCTTGTTAGATTCCAGACTAACGGTTCCCATCTTGATTTCTCTTTTAGTACTGTAAATGGCTGATTAATAGGCATATGTTCTACAGCCTGCTCTACTATGAATTGAGAATCATTATCAGGATTAGATTTAATATACGTAAATAAAGAGACTTCTATTTTTGAATGATCTGCATCTGGCTCTATATCAAGTGCTGCTATAATAGTATCCCTAAGCTCTTTATCAAGAGATGTTAGGTATTTTTTATCCTCTGTTATAATCTCTGTATATTGTCCTGTAACAGTACGATTAACTACGAACTGATCAAGAGGATACATCTGTAAATTACCCTCTTCAGGATAATACATTAAAGCATTTCCAGTGATTATTAAATGTTTTATAATATCCATAAGAACAGGCCTGCCATGTCTTGACTCTAATTTCCATCTGGCTTCTCTTTCTGCTCTTGTTAATTGGACTTTCATTTCTGCTGGGGTTATGCCTATTTGTTCTGCTGTTTTTTCTGATACATTAGGTTGAAGTTTAAAGAATGATTTATTAGCTGGAAACAAGGCAAGCATATATTTATTAGCTAATGTAGTAACAGCATCTGCACCATCAGACGAGAAAGACCTTTGCATTTCTTCTGTACTCGGATCGTCAGTCTCTGGCATTATATACCTTAGGGTAACTTCACTGTACTTATAAGCTCTATTTAAATAAGCATACCTTTCACTTTCCATTGTATTGTATCTGTTCTTAATAAAACCCTCTGGACTCGCTTCTATACTCATATCTGGACTCCTACGGGTTTCTTTTTATTAGCATTAGCACTTAGCTGTATACCTGTAGTAGGTGTACTTATAGCTTTGTCTCTTTCAATTGTAAACTGTGCTATGCCTTGTTTTTTTCTTTCTGTATCCTCTTCATCCAATACAATATCTTTTGTTTCTTCTTCTTCCTGTATATCAGTTTTATCTATAAACTGATCCTGGGGTTCAAATGACGGTGCATCTGGTTGATTAGTCATAGAATAAATACTTGCTGCTGTACTTGCTGCCATTAAACCAAGAAACACATTAGATGCTGTAAATACTGTAGCCATGCTTACCTCTCTTGGAGATTGAGAATGCCTATTGTAGTCGTTACAACCTCAAATCCCATCTCTTCCATAAGTTTCTTTGTTTTAATATTATCTGGGCTTATTGTTGTTGATAATATTTTATGTTTATCAGATAACTCTTTTATGATTTCTGGAAACAAATTTGATTTTAGATTATCAATTACTTCTCTGGTTCTAAATTCCTTAAGTATATTTATATGTATATACCCAACGTCTCCACAATTTTCACAAGCAACTGCTGCTACAACTTCAGGTTTTTCATTCTGTATAAAAAAGAAATCTGTATTATCATGCTCTTTTATATCTGGAAATAATTCCATGCTTGTTTTATTCATACGGAATTCCTTTTTGTTTTAGATACTGAAGTTTTAAATATTCTATTATCTCTTTTATTCCAGCATTAAATACTAATTTCTGAGATAACAGATCATCAGCAGGGTTCCTTTCGTCCATTGGGTAAACAGATTCTAAATGTTTTAATAAATTCTTATCTATTACAGGACAATTAGCTTGCTTATTAAACTTCAATTTCTAATTCCTCATCTGTTATATTATAAATATCTCTAAGTTCTTCTTGGTCTGAATTTATATCATAACCACATTCTCTTGATTCTTTTATATCTGATATTACTGATTGTCTTATTAGATCAAATATTTCTTCTTCTGTATTCATTTTGTCCTCCCTGCAGGACTGTTAGTTATATGTTAATAGACTATTAGAATATAAATATACTAATATACTGTTTAATAATATCTATAACAATTAGTTCTTTTGAAACAATGTTCCAAAGCTTGTACTGTTCTCCAATATTGTAACGATTCAGAAAAGCAGGCCTGGCAGGGATTTCAAAAATTAGAATTTGTTAAAAATCTGTTAAAAAATCTGGTAAAAATTATACAATTGTATAAGTTTGGATCCAAATTTTTAGAGTTTTTCTTTATAAACCAGCTCTGCCAGAAGTTCAAGATAATGTCTGGCTTTTCTCAAATCCTCAATTCCGTTTTTAGAATAATGCCTGGAGACGTACTTGATTACATTGCCCTCAGGAAAACCCAAACCGTTTGAAATGATATATTCTGCTGGCTGTATGCTGAGTTTTTTGTAATGATCCCCGCCCTCTTGATAATCTATAGCGTCATAAGAAGGCCATTCTGATTCTGTTTCCGGACCATTGAAAGCTCCCAGATACCCTGTTGGTTTTATTTCTGTTTCCAATTTAAACCCCTTTTTATTTGATTTAAGAGCGTTCAGAAAATCCTGATATAAGCATACCAGAAAATTCTGAACGTTAAAATTTGGTACTGTTGTGCTAATCTGATGCTAATTTATCATACGCTACAGGCGCCAGAAGGGCAAGAAGACTCTGTTAAGAAATTATATTTCTCTTCAAACTCTTGTCCTTCATTTTCCAGTGCTTCAGCATAAGAAACAGTAGTTAAAGGCTGGCCTCCCCTGGAACCGTTAGGATAACAGGTTATACCCCTTAACTCAGGTGCATATTTTCTGAATAAATTAATATAAGTATAAACCAAATCTTTATTATTAAACTCAGTTTCATAAGCAGGTAAATTAATCGTACTACTGATACCCATATCAACATACTGTTGTATATCAGCTTGAAACTTAATACGCCTCTCCGGGTCTTCTGCAAGATCAGCAGCAGTTTCTATGCTGTCTGGATCAACGCCTTCCTGTATTAACTGTTTAGCTAAAGGGTCTACTATGTACTGATATTTCCACGTATCCCCTGATAAATATCTACGCTTTGTACCCACAGAAAAGATAGGCTCGATACCAGAAGAAGTGCCAGCAATAATACTAATAGTACCGGCAGGAGCAATGCTCCGATAACGAACACAGCCAGAAACCCCAAGCCGGTTAGTGAGAGAATCAGCAGATTCTTTGCTTGCTTCTTTATATATTTTAAGCCAGTCATGTAACTCTCCTGTTACTGTATATTGACTGTTTCTTTTCAATAGCCATTCATGTACCCCCATTAGACCTAAGCCTATTTTACGTGCTTCATTACGTACTTTATAGCATTTCTCATAAGGCAAGTCAGCTTCCAAAGAGCCACACACAAGAAATTTACTTGCAAGTTTTGTAACAAATTCAAGTTCTTCTTGTGAGTTTATATTAGCAAGATTAAGACTACCAAGGTTACACAAATCACTATCTCTATCAGTGATAAATTCTGCACAAGCGTTCCTTCCTACTTCATCAGGCTTATTTATATTGAAACTAAACCCAGGTTCACCTGTTTTAATCATGCTTTTTACTGTTTCTTCAAAGCTCCAATGGTACAAAGAGTCTACTGTATCATAGCAAACTGATATATTAGTCATATCCAATGGCGCCATTGAATTAAAATCTTTAGCTTTATTTGCTATTTGTTCCTCTGTCCAATCTTTTGCATGAATAAATTGCATTATATCAGCATGATCATAATTAAGAGAAGCATACAAAGCTGATCGTCTGGCACCACCCTGTCTAACATTCCTACCTATTTCATTCATAGAGTACATAAGACTTAAGGGCCCAGAAGCCTCTCCACCAGTCTTATTTATTTTTGAACCACTCGGT